TTTGGATTTGGACCACATGTACGGATCCAGGCGTATGCTAGCAAGGCATATAATATTAGTGTGTTATCATTAATAGTATTAACTGAACCTGACGGGTTCCCTGTCAATTTAAATACTAAGACTCCTTCGGCTGTAACAACAAGTGAATTGATTAAGTTTCTATAATAAACTTTAATTCTTTGCAAATTTGCAAGTGTTTGGTCCTCTGCTCGTAACATCTTCCATCGAAGGCGAGCACAAGCCCACATCATATAAGATCTGAGCGATGAATCATATTCCGATTCGTCTAAGGCATATCCATTATCAAACACATTCAATTTTCTATAGAGTCGGTCCCAGTTACCTCCGTAAGGGGACATTCCAACTCCTGAAGCGCTCTTCAAATACGAGGCGTTCATCTTCTCGTTCATATCTGCAAACAGTCGGTTTCCATGTACGGTTCCATCAACTGCGCCAGCAAGAAATGTTCTAATCTTATTAGCAACAATCTTTTCAGCTGGTCTTACTTCTTCTTTAAGAGAACTAGTGAATAGAAATGTATATTCGGGGTCTGTTGCAAGACGCTCCCAATCTTCATTTAACCATGAAGTCATTTCTGGCACCTCTGAAAATAATTCCTTTTTAGTCGGGAACCTAACATTAAATGGTGCACCTGAAGATGTATTCATATCCAATTGTGGTATTACTTCTTCAGCTGTTCTAACACTAGAATTTGACATATAAACGCCAAAATGTTTCTCTGTCCACTCCCATGCTCTATTCATATCATGAACTTGATCTTCTGACATCGGCTTTATGTTTTTAGCATATTTATTCAACGATTTGTACGCAGCTTCCTCATTTGGAACTGGTAATCCCCATTCAGGAGATTCAGGTATGTTCATTTCATCAAGATATGATTTTACGTGTGGATCTACAGATCTTTTATTCTTGTATCGCGGGAATCGCGGGATTTGCATTACTACGGGGAAATATTCTTCCGGCAAGTATTCTTCGTGCATTTCCGACAGAAACATTGTTTCTGAAAATATAGGAGCCCCATCCTTCTCTTGAAATTGAGAAGGATACCTTTCATAGAAAGGCCTCTCAATAATATCTAGAGGGAGAGGGGGCGAGACCGAAAATCCAGTCCCGAGTGAGATGCGTATTGAATCTTTGCTAATTCAATAAACTCTTCAGTAATTGGCTCAAATCTTCCAAATGTTTTTCCATTTCCATGAGTCCAAAATCCAACTATATTTCCATCAATGTCAAGTGCTGGTGCTGAACAATCACCACATCGTGTGGCAGCGTTACACCATCCTTTAGGACTGGCAAAACCTGTAATAATATCAGGCGAGCTATTTGCTCCTTCTCCATATCCAAGGATGCTCACAATTGCAGCATCATCCATAATTTTCAAATTACTTGCTTTGAAAACTGACGGCACTCCACTAGTAAAGAAACTTCCAATCTCATCATTCATAACTTGATAAGTCTTTGGGTCCAATTCAATATTGTGTACATGATTTCGAGCAATGTAGACTTCTGTGAGACTTTCGTCCATCACATGATTAACTACATACATTCTCTGTCCTACTAAGGTTCCAGTACATCTGTAACGATTCTTTCCATCGTATATTTTAAAGACTCCTGCGGATTTCACGCTAGGGTTCCAGGATTGTTTTCTCATCTTTG